AACCGGATTGCTGGACAGAACCGCTGCATTAGAGGCCATTGTGCAGACCGCTGCATCGGGAACGCCTGTTGCGCCTGTGGCGGCAACGGGAACGGCATTTGAGACCAACACGCTAACTTATACCGCCAAAACAAAGGGAGCGGCTGGCAATAGCATCGTAGTGAAGTTGATTGACCCAGAAAAAGACGCGGAAGCTGAAGTTGTATCAGTATCCGGCAGCACAATCAATGTAACGCTTGCGTCTGCAGATGGCGCAATTACAAGCGATCTTAATGCTGTCAAGGCAGCGATTGAAGGCAACACTGCGGCAGATGCACTCATTACTGTAGTCGTTGGCGGGATTGGCACAGCGCTCGTAACCGCAAACGAGACCACGCTTGAGGGCGGAATTGACGGGACGGTGGGCAAGGCAGGCGAACTCAGATATAACGACACCACTCTATTTGTATCGGTAGATGAAAGCACTACTGCTGTATCTAATTGGAAAGCAATAACATTTAACAACGAATGAGGATAACATGGCACTAAAAGAAATCTTGGATAAGATTACGAACGCACTTCCTGCTGATGCGGGAAACGACATTCTTTCTCTGCTGGCAGATGCCAAGCGAGAGGCGAACACCGTGCTTGCGGATCTGTCCGCAGCAAACAACGAATCAAAAGAGCGCAGACTGAAACTTGCCGAGATGTCAAGTCAGATTGATGCGCTTAACGCTAAACTGGCGGATGCCACAAAAGCGGATCCAGAACTTGATTCGATTAAAGAGAAGGCTGCCAAATATGACGAGCTTTTGCAAAGCAAGCAAACAGAAACACTGAACCTATGGAAAGCTAAACATCAAGAATTGCAAAAGATTTTGTCAAGTGATACGGATAAGCGCAAAGACAAGATTGCCGCGCTGATGCCTGACTTCTCAATCCCGGCAGAAGGCGAAGAGCTTGATGCCGACACCGCCGCACAGAACCTGAAATTGTATTCTGTATTGGAAAAAGCGGGAGCATTTGCCGATCCTGCTGATACCAAAACGGATTTCCAGCGAAAGAGCAATCCGGGTGGCGGCGAAACCAAAGAACCCTACACCTTCGGCAAAGCATTACAAAAAAAAACATGAGGTAAAACATGAATATCAGAGATTTTCTTATCTCGCTACAAAGCGAACAAGCTCCCATTGTAACCGATCTGGTTAAAAGCTTGGGTATTTTAGAAACGGCACAATTCGGATTCAGCAGTGATTATCTGCGCCATGAGTTTGAAGTTCAGACAGATGATGGCGATGCCGCCGTACGCGCAATCAATGGGTCAATCGTAGCCACAATGTCAAATAGCATCCTTGGCAGCGTTCAGCTCCCGTCCATCGAGCGTCTTATTGAAATCGACAAATTACTTGGTAGGAAGTACGGCGGCATTCAGGGCTTCTTGGACGACAAGAATCGCACAACCGCTTACATGCGCTCAATCCTACAGCTACTTGCTAAGGCAATGATTTATGGTGATAATGCTACTCACGGTGTGCCTGGCGCGTTCAAGGGCTTGCATCAGATCGCCAAGGCTAACGGCAATGTAGTTGCACAGCTTTCCGGCGCTTCCGGAAGCAGAACATCAATCTTTGCTGTGCATTGGAATGAAGGCGAAACTCAGATTGTGATGCCAAAAGAGGCTAATGGCGACATCGTGCAAATCGAATTGGTCGGCGGAGGTACATTGCAAGCTCCTACCGCAGACACTACCACAAATTCCAGAAAGCCTAACTATGGCGCAAACTTCTGGACTAATGCTGCTCTGTGCGCCCCATCGAAGGCGTCCGTTGCCGCAATCACCCAAATCGATAGCTCTCACAAACCCACTGCTGGACAGATTGACTTGCTGATTGACGCGGTGAAAGGTCTTGCTGATGGTAAAACGTTCCTGTATATGAATCGCGAAGGGCGCAGATACATAAAAGAGCTTAAAAACACCAAGCTAAGCATGGCTCCCGGCGATACTGGCTACAACACCGTAGTATCCGATTGGGATGGCATCCCGGTCGTCCTGGAAGAATCAATTCTCAGCACAGAAACCACTGCGCTGGACTAAAAAAAGAGGTAAATAATGGCTTATAAAAATCGTTCCTATGTCGTGGATCAAAACTTGATCCTCAGTTCCGCACAGGCTCTCCCAAACGCTACTGCCGCAGATTCCACCAATGTCGTTGATTATGGCGGAAACTCTGGTGGTCTTGCTAAAATCGTGGTAAAGGCAAATACCAATATTGCTATTGCTAATGGGAAAGCGCTTACCATTACCGCAAGCTATGGCTCCACCAGCACACCGACCGACACGCTGGACAAGGTGCTCTTTACCAAAACAGCTGCGGCAGCTGGCTTTTCTTATGCCGCTGGAGACACCATCGTTGAAGAGATTATCCCGGATTCGCTCCCGGATAACTATCGTTTCCTTAAGCTAACCTATACCACCACAGCCAATGAGTCAACTGAGAAAGTCGACGCCTATGTGGTGATGACCTAACACTCCCTCCTAAGCGGGGCGGTTTCCTCCTTGCCGCCCCGCACATTTAAGGATGTATAATGAAAACACTTGCAACGCTTGACACGATCTCACGCTGGGAAAAAGAGATTAATAACCTTGCCGGATATACAGAATCATGGGGCTTGATCTCTGTTTCTGATGAATCACCGGCTACGATTTCGGTTTCTAATAATGTTGCCAAAGGCATCTTTGCTCTTGCCGCGGGCGGTTTTTCTTCCGTTGCGGCAGAAGATAATCTTTTGACTATCCCGCCGGTGCAGGCTGTATCTGTCGCGCTTTACGATTCCGGAGATGCGCACATTGACACATTTGCGCTCAATGAAGGGCATGGCGTTTATCTCTTTGGCGCAAACGGCATTGAAACCGGAACGCTGTCAGACGCGTCTGCATGGACGGTGTGTCAAGCTTCGCGTACATGGCAAGACAAAGTTGATATTGCGCATCTTGTTGTTGAGAATGATGTATTGACAGCGCTTTATAATCGCCTGAGCCAATACACCGATTCCGAAATTATTGATGCAATAACCAACATTGACGCGCTTGCAATTGCTGTTGACATGAAAGCGCTGGAGCTTATCTATATGGATTTAGCGAATAGCGGCTTCAATCAATTGTATCAAACCAAGGCAACAGAATACGCGCGCCGATATGCGGCTGAACTGCGCTCCGCGATTCAGCGGATTAACATCAATATCGATGGTAGCGCAAAAGATCCAAATCGTATAGTGACGCAAGGGATGTTATCAAGATGAGGATTGATACTATTTCTGTGCCGCGCACAAATTTGCGATTTTCGGTCAGCGCATCTGCCATGAAAAAAATCGGTGACGAAGCCGTACGCATGATGATAGACAGAACCAAGAAAGGCATAGATATTGATGGCATGCCATTCGCTCCATATTCGCCACAATACATCAAATATAAGGGCGAAGCCGGTCGCGTTACTGATCCCGTTAATCTACAATTTAACGGTGAGATGCACCGCTCAATGCTGGTCGTGGCTACGAACAATAACGCCAATATCAGCTATGGCGATCGCCAGCGCGCATTGATTGCATTATACCACCAAACCGGGAACGGTCAACCGCAGCGCAAGCATTTTGGCCTTACATCGGAGCAAGCGCGGCGCATTATGGATATGCTAACTGATGCAATTCGCAAGGCGGTGAAAAGTGACAAATAAAATAGAACCGGTTAAAGAGATTGTCCGCACCCGGCTAATAGCCGCGGGCATCAAGCGCTGTTTGGATTATCCTGAACAGATTGACGCTATTGGTAATTTCCTGCCAATGGCATTCTTGCGCTCCGGTAACACGCCAGTAACGCCAGTGCCAAGCGGATGTGTCCTGCTGGACTATGCGCTCACAATATACATTATCTCACAGACGGGGATTGCCAAGACAAAGCACCACGAAGACTTGATCTTTGCTTGCGCACATAGCTTGATGCAAGACCTCGACATGGGCGGGACTGCGTATTCGGTAAATCTGTCAGAGCTTTACTTCAACGACTCAATTCCGTATGTCACCGACGCGCAACCGCAAAACAGCATACAAACAAGTTCAATAACATTATCAATACAAATAAAGGACTCACGACTATGAAAATGAAATCAATCAATGGTAAGCGCATTTACGGCGTTTACGATGGCAAAGCGTATCTGCTGGACGGCGAGCCAAGAGACTATCCAGAAGCCGTCAAAATGGCATATGCCGATATCTTAATTGACGCGTCTCCTGCACCAAAAGCGAAAGCAAAAGCCAAAGACGCAATCCCTGAAACTACAACAGACAACCCAAATGGAGGCTTAGATGGCTAACAGATTTGGAAATCAATACAGAATCGCTATTGGCAAAGAGACGAGTTACGGTAGCGGATTCACACAGATGAGCGGACAGCCCGCAACCGGAAGCGTGGCATGGACTGATCTGCTTGTGCACTCCGGCGTAATTAATATGACGCCCACAATAAACACTGCTGCAACGACATACAAAAGCGGATTGACCGTATCGCATCCCTGTGAAGAAGTGCAGACTACCACGATGGGAAACGTTACCGTTTCTGGCGATGCGTCTCTTGATATCCTCGAAAAATATATTGGCGGAGTGATGGTTGTAGCTGAAGGTTCGCTTGTGTTTCCCGCAAACACTGCAGACATACCCTCTTTCGTGCTGTATCAGATTTGGGATGATGCCCCCTCTGGAACGAAGTTCAAAGTTAATCGCGTCAAGGGCGCAAAATTGCAACAGCTTGTCATTACCGGCTCACAAGGTGGACTTAT